TTGTTTACTCCAGCGCGCAGCTAAATACTAAACGCGGGGGGGGGCAAAGCCCCCCTCGACCCCCCAAGAACGCGAATGTGCTCGTCCCTCGCACTCCTATTCGCCAGAAATACTTCGTGGTCGCAGTGGCGACCCCAGTGCTATTAATACGGTCCCCGTATATATATACACTATCGCCTAAAATTATTTTTACAGTATTTAGGCTCTAGTGTCCCGTATTGTCCGTATTGGTAGTATATTTCTAGTGACTTTAGTCACATTTGGTATATACTACCGTTCGGTTTTTGTATTTGAACGGGTTAGTATATATGTACGGATAAACGAACGGCAACTACGTAGTGAGTTTATCTAACTGTGAGTGGGTGGCTAAGACAGACCGTAAGGGCTGGCTTGGATGCCAGCCACGAACACACGGGGGTTAGCGAGGCTTGTTCACAAGCCGAGCGGTAAAGGGGTAATAACCCCGTTTTCATATAGGGGTTTTATAGGAGGAGTCATGGCTGCAGGCAAAGGTTCTGAGCACCATAATGTCATAGCATTGCGTGAGGCCAAGGCTAAGGTTTTAGAGTTTATTAAGCAAGGGCTAGACCTGCAAGATGCCATCGTTAGGGCTGATAGAAAGCCTGATGTCATGAAGGTCTGGCGCCAAGACGAGCAGTTCATGAAGGCCCTAGATAAGGCCCGAACTGAAGGAGAGAAAACCCTCTCCATCGTCACAGGGGACGCTAAGTTTAAGATAGGCTTTGAGGAGTTTTCGAAGGAGTTCCTAGGCAGCCCTATCTTTGACCATCACCGTTCTTGGATTGATGTCCTAGAAGGACGTGAGCCAAGTTACATCCATGAGAGCATGGTCTATGAGCCTGCCTCTGGCAAACGGCTCCTAATAAACGTACCCCCCGAGCATGCCAAGTCTACCGTCATCACGGTCAACTACTGTGTTTATCGCATTGCCATGGACCCCAACATCAAGATTACCATCGTCTCAAAGACTCAAGAGCGCGCCAAAGAATACTTATACTCAATTAAGCAGCGCCTGTCTCATGAGCGGTGGGCTAAAATGCAATCCGTCTATGGTTCTGTCGGAGGATGGAAAGAGGATGCGGATACTTGGAAGGCTGATAGGATTTACCTTTCTCGTGATTCTACCGAGAAGGACCCGACTGTGCAAGCACTCGGAGTTGGTGGCCAGATTACTGGCGCCCGTTCCAACCTCATCATCCTGGACGACGTTGTTACGACTTCAAACGCGCATGAATGGGAGAAGCAACTTCTCTGGCTCCAACGAGATGTAATTACCCGTCTGGGTGATTCTGGTAAGTTGCTGATTGTGGGCACACGTATTGCCTCAAATGATTTATATCGTGAGATTAGAAACCCTGACCACTGGACTGGTGGCAAGACTCCGTTTACATACATGTCAATGCCAGCAGTATTGGAGTACAATGACAATCCCGAAAAATGGGTTACCCTTTGGCCAAAGTCTAATATCCCATGGGAGGGTTCAGATGAGGACTTACTACCCGATGAAGACGGTCTTTATCCTAAATGGAATGGGCCAGCACTGTTTCGTAGACGTTCAGAGGTCTCTCCTTCTGCTTGGGCACTTGTTTATCAACAGCAAGACGTCCAAGAAGACTCAATCTTTCCCCCTGCATGTGTCCAAGGTTCAGTCAATAGGATGCGCAAGCGAGGGATTCTAAAGCCTGGAACTCCTGGTCACCCCAGTGAGCAAGGTCAGTGGTACACCATCATGGGCTTAGACCCCGCGATGGCTGGTAATACCGCTGCTGTTATTATGACGGTTGACCGTCAGACTAGAAAACGCTACGTGCTTGATGTAGAGAATATGCAAGAGCCAACTCCTCAAAAGATTCAAAGATTGATTGAGGACTGGGTTGGCAAGTACCATCCTCAAGAACTACGTATTGAAACTAACGCTCATCAGAAGGCTTATGCTTTAGATGAAGTATTGCGTACCTTCCTTGCTTCGGCTGGTGTGAGGTTCTCAAGCCAGTTTACTGGTAGGAACAAATGGGATACTGGTTTCGGTGTGGCTGCTATGTCAGGCCTGTTTGGGACTATGCGTACCAATGTACATCAAGATGATAACTTAATTGAACTTCCATCGCAAGATGGTTCAGAGGGTGTCAAGGCTTTAATCCAACAATTAATTACTTGGAAGCCAGATACTAAGGGTAAGACTGACTGCGTTATGGCATTGTGGTTCTGTGAACTGCGTGCACGTGAGGTAATCAGTACAACACGTATGGGGCAAAGTCACATACCAAACAAGTGGGCAACACCCAAACAACAAGGTAATCGTTACATGATAAATCTAAACGATTACGAATTTGCTCAATACGAATAGGATAACAATGGTAGACATTAAACTCATCGCACGCCGCGTGGAGTCTATGAAGCATCGTGCTTATGAGCGCGATACCCAAATGGCTAACGTACTTGCTGTGCGCCAGGGAAAGATGGTCGAGATATTTCCTGACATGTTCCCTGAGGGAATGTCTCATGCCATGGTTGCTAACTTTATCGATGTCGCAGCACGCGACTTGGCAGAAGTTCTAGCACCGTTACCTTCTATCAATTGCTCTACTACAAATGTAACCTCAGATAATGCTCGTGAGTTTGCTGATAAGCGCAGCATGATTGCAAACAACTATGTCTATACATCTCGTTTGCAGACTCAGATGTACCCAGGTTCTGACCAGTACTTCTCCTATGGTTTCTTGCCTATCCATGTTGAGGCAGATTGGGACTCTAACCTTCCTCGTATCCGCGTAGAAGACCCAACTGGTGTCTACTATGAGCGTGACCGTTTTGGTCGCCTAGTTGCATACGCTAAGCGTTACAACAAGACAATGATTGAACTTGTCAATGAGTTCCCTGAGTTTGACCGTGCAATCCTAGGTCAGTTTGGCTATGACCAGAACTTGAACCAAGAGATTGAAATCATCCGCTATATGGATAAAGATTCAATCGTCTTGTATGTTCCTTCACGTAAAGATTTAGTTCTTAGTACCGCTAAAAATCCTATGGGTAAGATGACCGTAGTTGTTGCAGAGCGTCCATCTATTGATGGAAAGCCTCGCGGACAGTTTGATGATGTAATCTTCGTACAACTTGCTCGTGCTCGTTTTGCTAACCTTGCCATGGAAGCGGCTGAAAAGTCTATCCAGGCTCCACTTGTAGTACCTGATGACGTTCTGGATATGCCTATGGGCCCAGATGCAATCATCCGTACTACAAATCCTAATGGTGTTGGGCGTGTCCGTTTGGATATTCCCGCTGCTACTTTCCAGGAGCAATCAGCACTCCAATCAGAATTAAGACTTGGTGCTCGATATCCTGAGGGTAGAACTGGAAACATTGACGCTAGTGTTATCACTGGCCAAGGTGTCCAGGCATTACTTGGTGCTTTCGACTCTCAGATTAAGGCTGGTCAAACAGTCCTTGCTGAGGTGTTGGAAGATGTCATCAAGTTATGTTTCGAAATGGATGAAATCCTTTTCAATGAAAAGAAGACAGTTAGAGGAACCGCGCAAGGAACACCGTACGAGTTAAAGTACATGCCAGGCAAGGACATTAAGGGCGATACTTCGGTAGAAGTCCGATATGGCTTGATGGCTGGATTAGACCCTTCACGCGCTCTAATTTTCTCTCTCCAAGCATTAGGTGCTGATTTAGTGTCTAAGGACTTCATTCGTCGCGAGTTACCATGGAGCGTTAACGTTACTATGGAAGAACAGCGTATTGAAATCGAAAAGATGCGCGAGAATCTTACTGCATCTATTACTGCAAGTGCGCAAGCAATCCCAGCGATGGTAGCACAGGGTCAAGACCCAACTAAGTTAATCCAGAATATTGCCGACGTTATTGAACGTCGTCGTAAAGGGGAGAGCATAGAGTCTGCTGCGTTGGCAGTGTTTAAGGTGGAAACACCTGAACAGCCTCCACAGTCGGAGATGGCTCCGCCAGGTTCACAAGGCCCAGTTGAGCAAGCGCCCCCGTCCCCAGCGGCTCCTGGACAACCTTCTGGCGGGGCCCCTCAACAACAGGGACCACCACCAGATTTGCAAACAATGCTAGCAGGCTTAGGGGGATAAAATGGCTACAAGGAAGAAGCGAGCAGTTGATGAAGACTACTCAAAACTAGACCAGTATGCCATTGAGTTACACGAATTTTATAAATCTTTGCGCAAAGCAGGGTTTACAGTTGATAATGCATTATGGATTTTATCTGCAAAAGAGATGCGTCCTGAATGGATGGTATCGGCACCAACACTAGATGATATTAGAAAACACATGGATGAGGATGAAGACTAATGGCTATTAATGAAAAAGTCTCAGGTGTAGGTGCAAACTCATCTCGTACTGATAATAATGTTTCTGAGCGCGTAGCAAAGATTCAACGCGAAGCAAAGATTCAGAATTCAACTGGTGGCGCATACACTAATCGTCAAGATTTAACTTCCCTTGCTGGTGGGGCATCTACTGATGTTCCTAGCGTAAATATGAATACAGGTACTCCTGTATCTCAAATTCCTTCTGGCAATGTCTTTACACCTGGTTCAGGACGCGATGGTGTTCCTCTTTCAGATGGTGCACAGTTTGGTCCTGGTCGTGGTATAGAAGCACAAGCACCTACTGCTGAAATGTTAAATCCAGATTCTATGTTTATTCGCGCCATGGCTCAGGCTAATCCTGAATCACGCCAACTGTTCATGATGGTTGAAGCACTTAACGAAATGGAATTAATGGATTAATGGCTAATCCTAAAGTATTAACTCCTGCACAGCGTTTGATGGAAGTCCAAGTGGCTTCCTTAACGCCTGAATCGTTCTCAAACCTTACTTCTATTACTAACAAGTACCCTGGAATAAGTAACGACGTTGCTATTGCAATGGTCCGTCAAGGTTTGAATGCTGATACTCCTGGTTTGGGTAAGATTGCAACTATTGACGGTATTGCTGCACTTAAAAACGAGAAATTTAAAGTCGACAAACTTAAGAGTAGCGTAAAGCCTGACCGTGGTGTCTTAGGTGCTATGGAAAAAACTTTTAGAGAAGCAGTCTACAATCCATTTAAGGGTACAATTCGTACCACTTTTGCAGGACTACGCTTGCCATACGATATTGCAACAGTAGGAATTCGTAACTTAACTGCTGGCGAAGATGCAATTACAGATATGGGTAACGCATTTCAAGCAACAACCTTTGGTTCACTACTTGCTAGTGGTGGCAAAGGTACAGGTTCTGGTTTCTTTATCTCACCTGAAACCAAGGTAGGCAAAGCACAGGCTAGAGCAATGGGTAAGTATGGCCAGATTAATGGCGAGTCATTTACCATTGGGCGTAGCATTTTTAACGGTATTGGCATGAACCCTAATAGCAATGCCTATCATATTTCATCTGGAATTGTAGACGCAGTTCTAAACGTTGCAGCAGACCCATCAACTTGGTTTGGTCCTGGCGCTGTAGGAAAACTATTAACTCAAGGCAAGACTGTCACTGCACTTACCAAGGAATTATCCGATGCCACTAAGAGTGGCTTTGATAACATGGCCAAAGAAGCAATTGACGAACTTGAAAATACTAACCAGATTATTAGAGATAAACTTAACAAGAAGATTTCAAGTCCTTACAAGCGATATTCTTCTAAGTACAAGAAGTTAGAGCAAGAAATTATTGCTACTGAGACTGCAATTACCAATGCTCAAATTGGGACATTTAAAAAACTTCTTAATACTAATAAAGATATCTATGCCTGGGAAGGTGTAGACAAAGCAGCAGAAGCAACCCTGTCTAATAATGCTATTGCTAAATGGTTTGTTGAAAATCCTAAGGTTCAGACTGGTGAATTGACTAAAGCAATCTCACTTCTTGCTGCAGATATGAAGAACACTGGTGGATTCTTTGAAGGTCTTATCCTTATGGACGAAGTTCCACAGATAGGTAAGATTTCTGTAGGTGTTCATGCTGCTGGAAACGTAGCAGATGAGTTTGCTATTACACTTAAGACAGGAAAAGAACTTAAACTGCTCGATATTGCAGATAACTTTATAAGTGCTAACCAAAAAACGCGTACTGCTGAGTCATTAAACCGCAGTAAGTTTGCTGACTCAATAGATAAGATGGCTAAGGGTAGACCCGAAGCAGAATTTCGTGTTCTAACAGAGTTATCTACTGAATTAAGAAATGATATGGCAAACCTTGATGGTTTCCTTGGTTCTATCTTTACAACTGGTGATGAATTAACCGCAGCAACACCTTTTTCTACTTTGCTACAACGAATTGCAGAGTACAAAAACCCTAAGTTGTCATCAGAACTAATTGATTTGGCTGCAAAGGTTTGGAAAGTTGATGGATTCTCAAACATCCGTTCAATTTATGGACAAGTTGGTGGCGTAGTAGTCACTAATACTAAGCGTCTTGCTGCAAAGGGTGCCGAATTTGGCAATGCTGCAGCAGAAGTACTTGACCCAACTAACCTAGGTCCTAATCTTATTAAGGTTATAGACTCAATCAAGGCTCCTCAGGTTGAATTGGTTCGTTTGCAAAATGAAGTTGATACTTTACTAGGCAAGCAGATAGATTTAAAGGATAAAGAAGACTGGTTTAAGTTACTTCGCGATAAGGCACAAGAAGACCCAGAAATCCTTAAAGAACTTATTCAAGACCCAGCAAATGCAGGCATCAAGGGACTTCTTAAGATGGAACTGCAGATTACTGAAAACAATGTTTACAGAGAATCAATCATGGCTCAAATGGGCATCACAGATAACTTCATGGGTGAGGTTCGTGATACTCCTGGGGCAGAAGAGGCACTCAAGTTTATCCTTGGACGTCAATTCCAACCTATTGCTGAGTTGATTGCTAAAGAGACAGATACTGTCCGTCTTAAGCGACTATTCAATCGCAAATTAGA